ACGTTTGGGTTTCAGCAGTTGACGATATAAGTTCATAATAGGAAATTTACATGGGTTACTTAGGATATAAACCAGCTGATAAACCTTTAACCTCAGCTGATATAACAGATAGCATTATAACTTCTGCAAAGATTGTTGATGGTACGATTGCTAATGCTGATATTAACTCATCTGCTGCAATAGCATTATCAAAATTATCTACAACTGGTACTGCAAGTTCATCTAATTATTTAAGAGGTGATGGTGCTTGGAGTTCTATTAGTTCTGGGATATTACAAGTTAAACAAGCAGTTCAAAGTACAGTAGTTTCAACAACAAGTACAAGTTTTGTTGATATTAGTGGACTTAGTGTCAGCATTACACCAGCATCATCTTCAAATAAAATATTAGTTATTGCAGATATAGTTTTTTCAGGAACTGGTAATGGTTGGATTGTTGGTGCAAGAATAGCAAGAGGTGGAACTGGCATTTATGTTGGAGATACAGATGGTACAAGAATATTTTCGCTTATGGGTGGAATAACTTCAAACTTTGGTAGCACTTATGATAGTCATATTTTTAATAGAACTGGTGTATTTTTAGACAATCCTGCATCAACAAGTAGTTTAACATATACTGTTCAAGGTAATGTACCAAGAGGAAATACAACTTTTTATTTAAACAGAGATGCTGATGATACTTCTGGTGGACCAAATCACCCAAGAACAGCATCTTCAATAACTGTTATTGAAATTGCAAGTTCAATTTTAACTTAAAATAAAAATATGACTAATATAATTAAATCAATTAAAGCAATAAATCCTAATGCAGAAGTTATGATTGTTGCTGAAGATATAAATCAAATTACTTGGTTAAATGGAACTACACCTATTCCTGCAAATGAAATACTAGCTAAGCAACAAGAACTAATTGCAGAGTATAATGCTAAACAATACCAAAGAGATAGAGTCAAAGAATATCCTGACTTTAAAGAATACCTAGATGGTATTGTTAAAGGTGATAATGCTCAAGTACAAAAATATATTAACGATTGTTTAGCTGTTAAAGCTAAATATCCTAAGGAGTAGTATGCTGCATTTATGCTTCATGTTTAAATTCCTTGCAAAGAATGTTAATGAAACTATAAGAGGAATTTAGACATGCCACTTACAAAAATAAAATCACTAGGAATAACTGATGGTACGATCACAGGTGATGATATTAATTCTACATTTAATTTAACTGGTAAGACTGTAACACTTCCTTCAGGTACTGGTGGTAAAGTATTGCAAGTTGTAAGTGCTACTGATTCTACTGCAAGAACTACAACATCTACTTCATTTGTTACTGCTTCAAATACTTTATCTGTAACTTTAACTCCAGCATCAACAAGTAGTAAAGTATTTGTTATTGCAACAGGAGCTATTTATGTAGCTGGTGGTAGTACTTATACTAAAGCTACAATTTATAGAGGTGCTACGAATTTAGGATCTGCTGATGGCATGTCTAATACTTATGATGGATCTAATGATAATAGTTCTGGTATGTCTTTGTCTATTTTAGATTCTCCAAACACAACCTCAGCTACAACATATCAAGTTTATATACTTACTAATAATGCTTCTAATACAGCATACTTAAATGTTAATGGTGCTAAGGGTTCAATAACAGCATTTGAAATAGCAGGTTAATTATGAAAACAATACAAGCAATTTATAAAGCAATTAAAAAAATTAATCCAAACGCACAAGCTAGTATGTCTGGAAGCTATTATAGGATAATATGGCATATATCGGAAAACAACCAGTTGTAGGAAACTTTGTTAAGCTAGATGCTATTACTACATCCGCTACAGCTACATATAATTTATTAAATGGTGGAGTTGCTTACTACCCACAATCAGCTAATAACTGTATCGTATCTTTAAATGGTGTTATTCAATCGCCAACTTCAGCTTATACAATATCAGGATCAACAATAGTATTCTCAGATGCTTTAACTTCATCTGACACAATAGATTTCATTTTAGTATTAGGAGATGTGCTTTCAATAGGTACTCCTTCTGATGGCACTGTAACTTCTGCTAAACTTGCTTCTGGTGTATCAGGATTAATTTCTTGGCAATCAGTTCAAACAACAGGATTTACTGCAGTAGCTGGTAGAGGTTATCCTTGCAATACTACATCTGCAGCTTTCACAGTAACATTACCTGCTTCTCCTAGTGCTGGAGATACAATTATATTATTAGATTATATAGAAATTCATATTCAACAGAAACTTCAGGTGGTGGAGGAAGTAGTGAAGCAAGTTTAACATTTACAGCAGGAACAGTTTATACAGTAACAGTTGGTGGAGGTGGAGCAGTACCAGCAAATTCAACAACTAATGGAACTAATGGTACAGATTCATCAATTTCAGGAACTGGAATTACAACAATAACATCTTCTGGTGGTGGTGGAGGAGGTGCAAATACACCAGCACCACAAAGTAATACTGGTTCAAGTGGTGGTTCAGGAGGTGGTGGTGGAAATTCAACTGCTTCTGGTGGTTCAGGAACTGCAAATCAAGGTTATGCTGGTGGTTCATCTTTCAGTGATGGTGTAACTTTTTCAAGTGGAGGAGGAGGTGGAGGTGCTAGTGCAGTTGGTGGAAATTCATCTAGTGGTTCTCCAGCAGGAAATGGAGGAAATGGTTTAGCTTCTTCAATAACTGGTTCTTCAGTTACAAGAGGAGGAGGTGGTGGAGGAGGTGTAAATTTATCTGGAAAAACAGTAGGTTCTGGTGGAACTGGAGGAGGAGGTGCTGGTGGTCAAAATGATGGAGGTAGTCCACAAGCTGTTGCAGGAACAGCTAATACTGGTGGTGGAGGTGGAGGTGGATTAACTGGAAGTTCTGCTGCACCAAAAGCAGGAGGTTCAGGAGTTGTAATACTTCGTATGCCAACTGCAAATTATTCAGGAACTACAACTGGTTCTCCAACAGTTACAACATCAGGTTCTGATACTATTATAACATTTAACGCATCTGGGAGTATAACTGGATAATGGCACACTTTGCAAAATTAGGAGTAGGAAATATAGTTGAACGAGTAATCGTAATATCTAATGATGTTGCAACTACTGAACAAGCTGGAGTAGATTTTATTAATAAACTTTATAATACAAGAGATGTTTGGAAACAAACTTCATACAATAACAATTTTAGAAAAAACTTTGCTGGTATTGGTTATCAATACGATCAACAAAAAGATGCTTTTATAGCACCAAAACCTTTTAGTTCTTGGATATTAAACGAAGATACTTGTAGATGGGAACGAACAAAATCAATCTTGGGATTTAGTATAAAATAATATATAATTCAGTCAAACAATGATTGAAGCTAATATTAATGGGATATTCCCAACACCTATTTATATATCTAAATTAAATAGAGAACTTACAAATAAAGAATTATCATTTATTGATAAGACTAAACTAGATGTTTATAAAAACGAAGGTAATACTACATCTAATGATAATTATATTTTAAATAATAAATTATTTAAGGATCTAAAAACAGATTTAGATTTAAGAGTTAAAGATTACTTTGAAAAAGTTATATCTCCAACAGATGCAATTACACCTTATATTACCCAGTCTTGGTTAAACTATACTGAAACAAATCAGTATCATCATAAACACCAACACCCTAATTCTTTAGTATCAGGAGTATTCTATATTAATTGTGATGATAAATTTGATAAAATTAAATTCTTTAATGATACTTACAAAACAATAAAACCTGATATAAAAAATTGGAATATTTGGAACTCAGAATCTTGGTGGTTCTCAGTTAAGACTGGGGATATTATATTATTTCCATCTTCATTAACCCACATGGTAGAAACTAAAGAAGGAACAAATACTAGAATAAGTTTAGCTTTTAATGTATTTATTAAAGGAACTGTTGGTAACAATAAGAACTTAACTGAACTTCATTTATCTTAAATGAACATCCTAATAGCTATCCCATGCTATGGAGGCAATGTAAGTAATCTAACATTCCATTCCATATTAAATACATTACGTTGGTTAAATGATTCTGGACACAATATCAGAATAGAAACCTTACCTACTGAATCCTTAATCTCTCGTGCTAGAAATAAATTCGTTACTAAGTTCTTAGAGAATAAAGAATTTAATGGTACGCACCTTTTGTTCATTGATGCTGACATAGGTTTTAATATTGAGAATCTAAAAAGAATAATAGAGTTTGATAGGGAAGTTGTTACCTGCACATATCCTGTAAAAGGATTCTATTGGGAGCAATTATTAGATCGTATCAAGAAGAATACAGATATGGATGAGAAAACAATGCGTGATTATCTATTGCAGTTCAATGTCAATCTATATCCTAACACACAATTTAACAATGGCTTTGCAAGGGTAAAAGAAAGTGCCACAGGATTTATGATGATTAAACGTGAGGTGTTTACTACTATCATGCAAAAGTTTCCTCATCTTAAATACAAACCAGATCTAAGAACAGGGATAGAGAATTCAAACATGGCATACGATTTCTTTCCTGTTGGGATTTACAAAGAGAAAGATGGAGTGAATAGATATTTATCTGAAGACTATTACTTCTGTAGATTAGCTGAGGAGTGTGGCTTTGAGATCTGGACTGATCTATCTACACCAATAACACACTTGGGAAGTACCGAATATCATGGTATGTTTATGACACAACTAAACAAGAAATAATATGACAACAATATTAATGCTTATATCATTAATCATAGGTATCTACATTGGCTGGAAGTTTGAGCATGTAGTTAATGATATTATTGAATCAATAAAGATACACTTGAATATTAAATAGTCAGTACCATATACGCTTCATTAACCAATGGAGAATATGATGTACAACTATTCAGATATCAAAGCATACTGGAGCAAGTTCATTAATGATTATTCAAATGATGTTAAATCATTTTGGAATAATTATTTAGAAACTATCCAAAATATATATAAGAAATAAATAAATTATATTTATAATTCAAAGAGTTATAAAAAATAATTTTATTTACTTATTATTCAATTAACTCTATCTCGCCACTGCCTAACCAACTATAGGAGTTAGCTATGGCAAAAAAGAAAAAATCTGCTGAAGATATTATCTATGAGATAAAAGATCTCTTAGATGATCTTGAGCTAAAGATAAATCCAGATGATGCTCACGTATCATACGAGGATGAACTAGACGAAGACGAAGACTTTGATCTAGATGAAGACGAAGAAGACGAAGAGTAGTCTTTACAGTGTGTGTGGCAGAAATGCCACACATATTTATTTACTTATCCACATATTAAGATAACTTTCATCAATGAAATTTTTATTAATCTTTACTGTTTGCTCAATGGTAAATGGTAATTGCTTAGAGGTAATGAGTACAGGTAAGAAGTTTGATACCTTTAGGGAATGCACCATAGCTGGTTATGAGTTCATTGCAGAACAGAATAAGATATTTCCAATAGATCAGTTTGAAAAAACCAAACCATCCTTTCATTTTGATTGCATAGAAACATTAGAACAATCCACATAATTACAATCTTTAATTGACTTTTTATCCACAACCACTATAGGTGGTGTATGAAAAGAAAGAAGCAACCTATATCTGCTACTGCTATAAGATTATCATCTTATGAGAAGTATTCATCAGAACGTATGGATATGATCATAAAACGATTAGATGATCTTACAGTGGAAGTCAAAGATCTTAGAACTGATATGAGCATGGGTAAAGGTGTCATAGCATTTCTAGTAATCATTGGCAGCATAGCAGGTTCAGTCATAGGTTTCTTTCAATTCAAAAACTAAAACAACAACGAACAATACTGATGAAGAAATCAGACAAGGGTTTAGTATCAGAGGCACTAGCACAAGCATACTTTGCTAAAGATCCAAACCTAATTGTATTCACAGCACTAGGTGGTGTTGGTCCAATAGATATTTGTACGTTTAATATTAAAACAAAAGAGTATTGCAACTATGACGTTAAGACTGTGTCATATAGAAAATCAAATACTAAATACGCACATAAAAAGAACGATAGAATAAATAGATCCCCATCTAAGATTCAAAAAGATATGAATGTTAAGATTGTCTATGTTTACGAAGATGGTAAGATAGTCGTTAAATAAAATGTACGAAGATTTAAAATCAAGGATTAAACGACACGAAGGCTTTCTAAGTAAAGTTTACCTGGATATATTAGGTAAAGCTACCATTGGCTATGGTCATTTGCTTACAGAAGAAGATGATTTTGTTGAAGGCGTTATCTATGACAAGGATATACTTGAAGCATTGTTTGAGAAAGACTTTAACAAAGCTGTTCAGGGTGCAGAAGAATTATTAAAAGGTTATGATGTGGCTCTTGTTGCTAAAGAAGTAATCATTGAGATGGTATTTCAATTAGGAAAGACTGGGGTTTCTAAGTTTAAGAAAATGTTTGAAGCATTGAAAGAACATGATTATAGTAGAGCAGCTGCAGAGATGTTAAACTCAGCGTGGTATAGACAAACACCAAGCAGATGCGAAGAGTTGTCAAACATAATGAAGAGCTGTCATTAATATGTGGTGGAGTATATTACCAACTGTTTTTAAAACTGGTGCTGAGATCTATAAGAATCATAAGCAATCAGTATCTTACGCAATCATTAGTGATGATGTTAATATTAAATCTAAACTAGATTTATTCTTTGATTACTTTGGTAAGTTCCCATCATGGTATCAATGGTTAATCGTAGGTATCTTCGGTGCGATCTATGGATTAAAACCAACATTAGATATATTTAAAAAATGAGTGATCAAATAACTACAATGTTTGCACAATCTTATTCTAAAAAGAAACCAACTTTGCTTGCACAGCAAGGGGTAAAAGCAAAGGTAAAGATTAAAAAGAATGGCAAGAAAAAATCTTGAGAATAAACATATAAGAAAGCCACCAAAGAAAAGAAAAGGTAGGCATACAAAGAGAGTTAATAAACACAAGACATATAAAAAATATGCTGGTCAGGGGAGAGTATAGTTTATGCTAAATGTCAAATGTATTTTTTGGTTAAGAAAAGGATTTTGTGCTTTACTAAATCAGTGTAAATGCTTTAAGATAAATGAGGATGACTACAACCCTTTTAGAGAGAAATTATAATGGTTAAAAAAATGTATCAAAATCCTAGTGGTGGTTTGAACGCTGCTGGTCGTGCTTACTTTAAACGTACTGAAGGATCTAATTTAAAAGCTCCAGTTAAATCTGGTGTGAACCCAAGACGAGTTTCTTTTGCTGCTCGCTTTGGAGGGATGAAGGGATCTCTACTTACTAAATCTGGCAAACCCACACGTCTTAAGTTGGCACTCAAAGCCTGGGGATTTGGATCTAAAGAAGCAGCCAGAGCTTTTGCAGCTAGGCACAAGAAGAGTTAGTCTTGGCTAAAAAAAAACTAATACTTAAATCATGTGGGTTCTGCCATATCTGTGGTAAAGAACACATGAGTAATGAGGGTGGATGGGTTATCAATGCAGAACGATTAAACTTCTGTCATAGTTTAGAGCATAGTTGCTATGAGATTTACTTTAATAATGTACGTACCAAAGAGAAACAAGCACTTGTCAATAATACAGAAAATGATAAACGTATGAATATGTACATTGAGTACTTAAAGAAACAAAAGTGTAAACATAAATATGCCACTGAATAAAAAAGGTAAAAAGATTTTAGCTGCCATGGAAAAAGAGTATGGCAAAGAAAAAGGTAAAGCTGTTTTCTACGCATCTGAAAATAAAGGTACAATCAAAGGTGTGAAGAAAAAAGGTAAATCACTAATGGCACGATAATGGAAAACGAAAGAAAAGAATCTAAGTATCACGAAACAAAAGAAGGTAAGATGGCTCGTAAGGGTTTATACTATAATATTAATCAGCGTAAGAAAGCTGGTACATCAAGACCAAAATCTGAATCTACTATATCTAAGAAGGCTTACAAGAGTTTGTTATCAGGATTTAAAAAGTAATTACTTAACAGTTTTCATAACGTAATCATATCTATTCCAGATAATATGATCTGGCTGCCAGAAATGTTCCTTATTCATTTTCATTCTAACATGATGGATCATTGTAGTGTGATCACGATTTCCTAGGATAACTCCAATCTTAGTAAATGGCATAGCGTATTTATCTCTTAAAACATTTATAAGAATTGATCGTGCAATCACTGCTTGTTGTATTCTAGTCTTAGCAGTTATATCATTTACATTTACACCAAGTTGATTGGCAATGATTGTTAATATCTCTTTAACATTCTCAGGTACAACAACATCATTAATCGTTACATACTTAACAACTTCTTTAACAACTGTTTGCTTGTATCTAATATTATTTTTAAAAAATTGTCGTGCTAATTTATATCCAGTTCTAAATCCTGTACGATAAATCTTTCTTTCTCTGTCTGTTAGATTTGAAAAACTATTAAAGGAATATCTTAGCTTAATTTCCTTATACATTTCTTTTGGTGTCATGACTCTCCCTCTGTTGCAATGCAACTGTTCGTTGTTTTATAATTTAAGATAATGATTACGCCATTATCTTTTCTTTTGTCTGCTCAATTTTAAATATCAATCTCTTAGAATCACTAAGATTTTTTTGATACTTATGAAAGAACTCAATAGCTTTCCTATGTCTAAGCTCCTGCAGATCTCTCATCTTTTGCAGACGAATCTTTAGTTTGTCCAACTAAATCATCCTTCTGTTTAATCGTTGTAAAAACTGTTTTAATAGTTTTAATCTTAACATCAATCACTACACCTTTGGCAGCTGGATCTGATGCGATTTCAGCACTATCAAATTCTTCTGAATAAACAAAAGAACACTCACAGTTTTTATTACGAATAACTTTTACCATTATTTATCCTTTTTGGCAATACCCTTGTGCCTTAGATTCTTAGTCATCTTGCAGTAGATCGCAAGATCATCATAGCTATCAGCCTTAAATTTCTTGGTGCAACGATATAGTTTTAATCCCATCATAATGTGTCCCACATCTTCTGGGGTTAGTGCCACTCTAATCTTATCAAATAATATAATGGAAAACATCTCAGCAAGTAATGCAAAGTTTTCTTCATAATCGCCATAATCTTCTTGGCGTTCTTTTATAATTTTCTTCTGTATGTTTTCTTCAATAGAAATAAAATCGTCTTTGTTAATCATGTTAATCCTTTTCTGTTTTTTACTCTACCCTCAGGGAAACAACGAAAGGGTGGCTGAGAACAGCCGAGGTAAAACCCCAAGGGTAGAATGAATAATAGTATTACCTATTATTAGTATTGTCTATTACCGAAAGACTTATTGCTTGTAAATGGTTTCTTTTGAAATCCACCAGCTTTAAATCCAGGTTGTTTGTTTTGTGTTGCTTGTGCTTCTTTCTTAGTTAATATAACTGTGATGCCTCCAGTAGGATTGCCATCAATATCAGTTGCATTATCAAAGCCTGCATAATCATACCATTCATTATTTATGTTCACGTTCATCTTCCAATTTTTTCCCTCTGGGGATTTTGGAGATGTTGGTGCAACAAATGCTGGTTGATTGTCGCCTGGCTTTTTATTTACATTAGGAACAAGATTTAAATATATCTTGCTCTTTGGTTGGTCGTTCATCTATACCTCATTTTGAGTTGTGATCTCATCACGCTTACTATTAAATCTTTGCAAGATAGAATTGTAAGTGGATTGATCTTTTATTTTTATCTGATTTAAAAGATCCTTATTAGCACGCCACAGAAAATCTAGTTTAGCTGTATGCGGTGCAAATGAAACTTTTTTAATCAGTTCATTAACTACATCAACATCATATCTATTATTGGCTGACGTTGTGTCTTTAGTATTCATAGGTTGTACTGGAATATCTAATTCCTCATACTCTTCTTTACTTGTTAAATCTTCCAAGCAAAGTCCCATGAACGATAAAGCTCGTGTGATTGCAAATGTTTCGGCTATCTCAAGATAACCAGGTTTATCTCTAAACTGTTTAGAGTATCCACTTGCAACAATTCTTTCAGGATCATAACCAAGGATCTCGCATTTCATAATTACATATCTATCTGAATGCTCAACGATCCTACAGTTAATACCAAACTCAGTACCAAATACTTCTCTAAAATATTTAATCTTTGACCAAGCTGATACTGTTTTCTTACCATGCTGATTAATGTATGTGCCATGTGCTGCACACAAATCATTAACTTGTTTTATTTTCTCTTTCATTGTTTCCTCTATGTTGTTTTATAATTACAGGTATATGCAAAAACTTCCTTTGATTTGTAATATATCCCTGTCTTGTTTCTTGCTGTACTGAACCTACTTGTGTGTGCATAAGTATGTTTATTAAACAAAGCATCACACAAACGAGGATCAATATTATCTACTTTATATTCGTATGA